AACTTACCTGAAAAACCCCCTCTTTTTTCACTTAGGGGGGTTTACAAGGGTCCCGAATTGTGGTATAATACTTCTGTTAAATAAGGAAATAGGAGTAAGAAATGCCAAATTTAATTGAAAAAGCAAATGAAGTTTTAAAGGTAATGGAAAAAGACTGGAACGGATGGTGTGATCGTGCCAATATGTGTGATGAGCTAAGAAACACCCAAACTTTCACATTTGAGGTTCGTAGGAACTTTATCAAATTTATTCAAGGACGAGATAACGGACAAAGGTCTGTTAATGGATTCTTAGTCCTAAACCCCCCTAAAGGAACAGATAACAAAACTAACCAACCGTTTCAAGTTGGTGATCTCTTAATGGCAAAATCTTGGGATCAACCCTCAAAGAATTTCGCAAGAGGAAACGTCTTCAAAGATGGTTGGGAAAACAACATTAGATGGACAGGCGTCCTATAATGTCACGAAAAAGTCACGAAAAGGGGGTTTACAATACCCCCAAACTTCGGTATAATAACAAAGTAATAAATGGAATAAGGAGTAAAAAATGTCAAATCACGTAAATGAAATACTGTTGGAGTCTTACTTCGATTACGCAAAAGTAAATTATAATATGTCTGATGATATGGCTACAGATTATGCCAACATGAGATTTGAGAACGAAGGTGAAGCTTTATCAGAAGGTCAAATTAGAAGTTTAATGGGTGCACCTACAATCGAAGAGTCAGAGACTTGTATGTGTGGATTAAAACTAGATAAATGTCCAGATTCTTATGGACACATGACTCACGGAGTTTAATTATGAATAGAACAGATAGTTATGTAATGACAGTATATCCAGAATCAGCAGGAGATATGCTTGAACTTGAAAATATTAGAAAAGTTGTTAAGATTATAAACAAGACTTCTGATAAGAAGTTTTATGTGAAATGCCAAGGAAGATTTGGTAAGAACAATAAGAATCTTTACAAGTATCGAAACTATAGTTCCTATCGTGGGGTTTTCCATGATTGGAGAATCTGCAAACTAGCAGATGCACAACGATGGGACGTTTACATTTATCAGAGGTATGATTATGCAAGTTAGTCTGAAGAATAAACTCGATGATCCGAAAGCCGGATATGACGTTGTTGCTATGTTTAAAAACTCAAAAGATCGAGATGATCTCAAAGAAACTATTCTCTTTCAATATAAGAATGACTTAAAATGTTTTGCCATTCTAGATGATAAAGAAAATAGTATGTATCAGTTCGCATGGACCCATATTTAATATTAATTCTTTTATTCATCTTCTTTGGATCTGGATATAGTTCATTTAAGATAGGAATTAGAGAGGGAGTAGAAAGAGCCCTTGACAACTTAAGGAAAGAAAGAATCATTAATATTGATCCAAGCGGAGAAATCACACCCAATCTATTTTACGAAACCGAGGAAAAAAAACCTTATAAGAAATATCCAAAGGAATAAAATCTATAAATAGTATAACCATTGGAGGTAAATATGATTAGATTTTCAGATTTTGGTACTATTAAGGAGGCAGTGAAGTTAACCCCTGCCGAGCTAGAAAAGCCGAATAGTAGTACTGGAGAAAAAAGAGCAGATATCCTTATTCGTCTAATTCAACAAGGAAGTCCTATAGAGTTAGCAAAAGGCGGATCTGTTACTATTGAAAATAATCCAGAGCTTATCCAATCAATTGAGCAATGGAGAGATGATACCTCCAACAAAAAACCAGCAATTGGTTTCTTATCAACAGACGGTCAACCATTTACAACATCAGACCTAGCTAAATCCAAAGTATTTGGTGGTGGCGGAGGTGGTGCTGGTGGTGGTACCCTTAATACAAAAATAACAGAATCCCATCAGTGTGTTATGTGTCAAGCAATGCTTGATCATGGCGTACAATCTGAGGAATTCTTTACCCCAGATATCCTAAAGAATGCATATAAGAAAGTTGAGGTCGATGCAAAACTAGATGAAGTCCTTTCTGTAGAAGATGGATGGTTTCATTCGTCCTATGAGAGTGCTAAGCTTTTGGTAAAGGAAAGATATATCCACAAGAACCACGTATTCCATCGTGGAAGTAAAACAATGACTGGGATATATGCACTCAAAGATCTTGCATTTAAGAATTCAGGATTTCCGAAGTTAAAAGACGATAAATGGAACCCTGGTGACATTTGGGCGGTTGAGAAAGGATTTAATATTCAGAAAGAATTAAATGTAGAGAATGTTAAATCCCTAAACTCATCCATCCTAGAAAATTTTGTTAACCGTAGGTTGGTTGGTATATCCCTTAAACTCGTAAAGAAACAAGCAAAAAGCTCAGAATATAATATTAAGCTACCACCTGATACTGACGATCATAAAGTAATGAAGGTCTTACTTCAGGGAGAAAAACGTGGTGAGTTTTGGAGTTCGAAAGGAGCTACAATCGTATTTGATGACGGTAAATTAATGCTGAAGGATAACTCCCCCGGTGGAAACGTAAAGGCAGAGATCCTTGGTAAAACCGCTAGAGGGGGTGGAGCTTCATGGGGAATTATCCAAGATGCTTCAAGACAGGTATTTCGTAAGAATCTACCAGATCATAAAGGTGGAGTATACCAAATAGCAAAGAAGATTCACGTAAGAAAAGATCCGAAGGCAATTGCTATTTTCTGGAGAATGTTTAATCACTTTTATCCAAACGTTTCAGAGAAAGATTTTATGAGGGAACTTTCTAAGAAAGATACAAACTGGATATCTTCCAAGTTAGGATGTATGTACGTTTGTTATTATTGTGATCTAAATACTGGACAAAAGGCGAATCGATTTATCACTAAAATAGTCAACTATGCTGGATCAAAATCAGAAGATGCTAGCACATTTGTAAAGGTATACGAATAATGAAAAAATTTACGAACTACTTATCAGAACAAGCCGGAAAGAATACACACATGACTCATATTGAGGATTTGGTTCTTGATGGTGGAGTTAAGGGAGCACGCCAGGCTATCCTAGCGCTTAGAAGTCTTAGGGATATGTTAGCCGGTAGTACTAAAGCACCAGTGGATATTACCGTCAAGTGGGACGGTGCTCCCGCCGTTTTCGCAGGTGAAGATCCTGAGACAGGAGAATTCTTTGTTGCGAAGAAAGGCATATTTGCTAAGAATCCTAAAGTGTATAAAAATCATGATGATATCAAGGCAGATACATCTGGTGACCTTCAGAAAAAACTTATATTAGCATTTGATTACCTTAAAGATTTAGGAATTAAAGGAGTCATTCAAGGTGACTTTATGTTTGAAAGGGGTGACCTAAAAACAGAAAAGATTAATGGGGTTTCACATATAGTATTTCATCCAAACACAATTGCCTATGCAGTTCCAGCTGGAACTCCCCTTGCAAAAGAAATACAATCTTCTAAGATTGGAATAGTTTGGCACACTACCTATAATGGTGCCACATTTGAGACAATGCAAGCCACATTTGGTAAAGAAATTGTGCCAAAACTTAAAAAGTCAAAAGATGTTTGGATGGTAGATGCAGCTCTTCCAGATCTTTCAGGAACTGCAACACTTACTGCCCAGGAAACAAAAGAGGTAACAGCTAAACTATCTACAGCAGGAAAGATCTTCAGAACAATTGCATCCTCTACTCTGAAGGAAATAGAATCAAATAAAGAACTCAATTCAGTCATTAATATCTACAACAATAGAAAGGTTAGAGAGGGTCAAAGAGTATCTAATACGAAAGCCCATGCGACAGGATTGATCATGTTTGTGAAGGATAGATATGCAAAAGAGATTAGTAAATTATCCAAGCCAGCTGCAATTCAAGGAAGAGAAACAAAAAGGGATGAATTATTAAAGTTTTTTGATAAATCGAATCTAAAAAACTTACAATTAATCTTCGATTTACAGAATTTAATCGTTGATAGTAAATTAATTATTATAAATAAACTAAACAAACTTTCAAAAATAGGAACGTTTGTAAAAACAACATCCGGATTTAGAGTAACCAACCCCGAAGGTTTTGTTGCTATAGATCGTATGGAAGGTGGCGCTGTTAAGCTTGTTGATAGAATGGAATTTTCTACGAACAACTTTAGCAAAGATATTATAAAAGGTTGGGATAATCCTAACTAAATGGGTATTACCGAGGATAGTAAATGTCAATTAAATCATTCAGTGATTTTTTAGTAGAAGAAACTAAAGAAGTTACATTCGTATTCGGGAGATTTAATCCTCCCACAACGGGACACGAGAAACTCTTTGAGACCTTAAAGAAAGTCTCAAGAGGTAATCCGTATAGAGTATACGCATCTCAGTCCTCTGATCCAAAAAAGAATCCCCTACAGTTTAAAGATAAAGTAAAATTTTTACGTAAGATGTTTCCAAAACATGCAAGGAACATCATGGCTGATACTGGAGTAAGAAACGTTCTTGATATTGCAGTAAAGCTATATGATCAAGGATTCACTAAGATCTCAATGGTTGCTGGATCAGATCGAATAAAAGAATTTGAATTACTTTTAAACAAGTATAATGGTGTAGATTCACGCCATGGATTCTATCAATTCGAAGGTGTTATTAAAGTTGTTTCAGCAGGTGAAAGAGATCCTGATTCTGATGACGTCTCAGGTATGTCAGCATCCAAGTTAAGAGCAGCTGCTCAATCAAATGATTTAGAAACATTTGCGAAAGGTATGCCAAGAGGATTTAAAGAAGTTACAGATCTATTCAACGCAGTCCGAAAAGGTATGGGGTTAAAAGAATCCCACAACTACCGTAAACATATCCAATTAGAACCGATCTCAGAAGCAAGAGAAGAATATATTGAAGGTAATTTATTCCAGGTTGGAGACATTGTTAGACTGAAAGAATCCAATGAAGAGGGTAAAATCATCGTATGTGGAACAAACTATGTAATGGTTAAGTTTGGAGACACAAGAAAAAGATGTTGGCTAGAATCAGTAGAATTAGTAGAAGAACATGGTGCAGGAGATTTTGGAACTCCTGAGCTTACAGCAAAATATAAAAGTGATACTCCAGGTCAAGAAGGGTTTACCCTTTTCCTCAAGAGAAAGAAAATTGAAGAGGAAGAAAAAGATAAACTTACTAAAGCAGAAAAAGAAAAGAGAGCCAAAGAAAGAAAAGATCTTTCAGAGCCTGGTAAGCTAAGATCAGACTTTGGTAAAGGATTAAGTAAATCAACCAAAGCAAAAAGACAAGCTCAATTCAACAAACAAGCTAAAAAGCATTGGGATGATCCAAGTGCATATAAACCTGCACCCGGTGATAAGTCTACAGAAACAAAACCATCTCAATACACAAAAAAATATAAGCAACTATATGGAGAGAACTTCACCTTTGAGGATTATATTGTAGAAGATGAAGGACAGATCAGAAAAGCAATTCAGAAAAAATCTGATGCATCTGGAATTCAATATAGTATTTTAAAACAAGTTTTTGACAGAGGAGTCGCCGCATGGAGAGTTGGTCATAAGCCAGGAACTACTCCAGCTCAGTGGGGATTAGCTCGAGTCAATTCTTTTATTGTAAAAGGTAAAACATGGCAAGTTCATGATAGTGATCTTGCAAAGAAGGTAAAGTAATATGGCAGATTTTAAATTAACACCAGCTCTAGAAAAAGAATTAGAAAAAATTGCAAAGAGCTTACCAGAAAAAGACTTCAAAGACAAGTATGGTAAAGACTGGATGCAAGTTAAAATGGCAACTGCCATGAATATCCTTAAGAAAAAACATGGGTATAAAACAGAGGATAAAATGAATTTTAAAGAATTAAGAGAAGCTCAATTAGCTAGAAATACGTATATGTTTAAGTCAAAGTCCGATGCATCTAAGTTTGAAAAAGAAGCAAGTAAATATGGTCAGACAAAACTTTATAATATGCAAGGTATTGACTTTGTTGATGTATTTCTTAAAGATAAAAAAGGTCAGGTAGAACTTGCTAAGTTCCAAAGACAATTTTGGGAAAGCTTAGATGAAAAATATAGAAGTAAATTCGCTTCATCTCTTGTTGCAAAGGCAGTTGAAATTGCTCTTTCAATGGGTGGAAATATGACTGGAGCTTATAAAAAGATTGAAGCTCTAAAGAAAGGTCTAGGAGATGATCCGATTGTAAAAGGCGCTTTAAAGACCGCAAATGAAAACACATCAGTCACTGAAAGTAAAGCAAGCAGACTTGCAATTAGAGAAAAAGAATTGAATCTTAAAATTAAAGAACTAAAACTTCGGGCTTTAATGAAAGCTGCAGAGGAGTCCGGCGAGGAGAAAAAAGTGGAAAAGAAAGAGAGTACAAAAACTTTTAAAGACCTAAGAAATGAACTAGAAGAAGCAAAACGCCCTTCAAGAGGAAAGGTTACCCTTGATATAGATTATATTGGTGATCGAAGCGATATTCAACAAGCTGAGAGAAAATATAAAATCAAGATCAAGATGAAAGGAAAACAAATGGCTGATGTTTCAGGAGATAAGCAAAACCTTTACAACTTCCTGAAAGGACCAGACTATGGTATGGACGAGCTTGATATTGAAGAGATCTTTCCAGAGCTTTTTGAATCTAAAATCAATGAAGGTAGAAATGAAGTTGTTAAGGGATTAGAAGGTTTAGTAAAACGTGGAGGATATGATAAAAAAGATTATCAGAAGGCTCTTGATCTTTACAAATCAGCAAAATACAATGATCTTCGTAAACACATCTATTCTCTAGATACTGAACCAAGCGAAGCTATTGCTAGTGTAATTAATCAAAATGATTCAAAAGCTTTCAATAGCATGTATCCAAGAGC